ATTGCTAACGAAGTAGCTCTGTTTACAAACATCATGTTTTCTTCAATAGCACCTTGCTTATCAAACTCAGCTAAGATAGCGTCAAATTCAGCTAAATCAGTAGCAGCGTTAACACCAGTAACACCAGAAGTAATATTACCTCTATCAGTAATAGCAGCAAATAATCCCTCAGTACCAACATTTCCAGCACCAGCTACAGAACCAGTTAAAACATTAGATCCGTCAGCTTGAGAAGCAGCAGCGTTTAACTCACCTTCTAACATTGCCATTTCTAAGTAATCAGTAAACCTTGCTCTTGTGTCAGACTCAGCTTTTAAATACCATAAGTATCCAGAAGCACCGTTTTCAGAAGCTACCTCAACCCAACCAATTCTAGACGCATCAGAACCTGATACAGAATAGTAATCTTTTAAAATAATTGGTTTGTTACTGAAAGACTTGAATGAAGGCTCGTTAGCACCTCTAGCATCTTGTTGAGTAGTAACAGCACCACCAGTCATGTAAGAAACTCCTTTACCATATTCAGAACCATAAACTAATATAGTACAAGATAAAGAAGCATTACTATCTGCTATAGTTGCCGAACCGTAAGGTAAAACATCAATAGTAGCTGTTTCAGCAGCAGCTGTAAGAACTAAACATTTGTGAACACCAGCAGCATTAGCTATAATAACAGTATCATTTACTCTAATACCGTGATCATCAGTTTTTGCATTACCATCCATATCTTGCTCAATAGTAACTTGACATGAGTTTGAACCAGGACCACCATCAGCACCAGCTGTAGTACCTCCTGTTGCGATTTTACCTTTATAAGATAAATGTAAACGACCTTGCTCAGACCAAATAACTTGGTCAGCAGTCATCGCTTCTTCAGCTCCAACTTGCGATAAGAAACCTGAAATAGTTCTCGGTCCGAAAACTTCAGCTTCTTTCTCCATTAGATCTGGTACATATTGTTGACCCCACCCACTTGTAGATGAAAGGTCTAAATAATTTGAAGACAAAGCCTTTTGTACGTGTGAAGGCGTGCTGTTCAAATTATCACCATTAGTAATTGCCATAATTTTTAATTTTTAATTATTTTTTAAATTTATTGTTTTTAATTTTAAACTTAAAATCAGGTCCATCATCATTAAGCACCCTTGCTGTAAAACCACTAGTATTAACATTCTCTTGATGAGCCTGTCTAGGATCCATGCTTACATTTTTAGACTTAGCAATGCTTTCTTTTAAAGCGTCCGCTCTACCTTGTTCGTAAAAATGATTTGCAACTTGATCTGGATTCATAGCAGTAAAAAGTCCTTTGTGATAACCTTGAGCATCATCGATCATATTATCTTTATTCAAAAACTTTTTGATAAAGTTATTAATATCACCTTGATTTTCTTTTAACTTCACTGGGTCTTTAACGTTAAATCTGAATCTTTTTTCACCAACATTATATTCAAAACCTTTGAATTTGTCGTTAAAAACCTTATCAGTTTTTTTCTTAAAGTTTTCGTGTAGCCTTTTACTTTGCTCGTAGTTTTTCTCTGATTCTTCTTTGTTTGTTTTGAAGAACTCAATAGCCTCTTGTTGCTCTTTTGTGAGCTTCGATCCAGCTTTGATTTCTTCGTAATATTTGGTTTTTGCACTTTCCAAGTGTAGCTTTGCTTGAGCAACTTGCTCCTTCATAGCTAATTTTTTTCTTTTTATTTCTTTATCTGTATGCTCTTCTTCATTATAAGAAAATTCATCTTCCATGACAAAGTTTATTTCTTCATTAGTTAAATGAGGTTTTGTTGATCTATAATACTCGTACAATAAATCTTGATTATCTAGTTTAGAATAATCTTGATTTAAAGCAATGTAATCACTTAAACCACCTCCTGTTTCCTCCATAAAAAACATAAGTTTTTCTATACTCTCAGGTAAAGGCTTACCAGTCTTTGCATTCTCTACTAAAGCTTCCTCAACAGCTTGAGCTGCTTCTTCAACTTTTTCTTCTACGTCATTAGTGACTTCTTCTACAACTGGGGTTTCTTGTGTTTCGCTTTTCGGTTGTACTTCTTCTTGTTCTTGTGAGGCGTTGGCATCTTCAACGAGTTCAACAACTCCTCCGTCGTTAGTACTATCTTCTGTAACTTCTTCTTTGGTTTCATTTGTTTCTGGTTTTGTTGGTTTACTTAGATCAACTTTTGTTATAGTTTGTTCTAAAACCTCTGCGGGTTTTTTCATTTTTGTCTTAACCTTTGTAACGTTTCCTTTAGTCTCGCTATTATCTGGTTGTTTTTCTTTTTTTGCTTTTACTTTAATTTTGCCAGTTTCGTCATTTGCGATTGGCTCTTCTTTTTCTGCCATAATATAATATAATAATAATTAATAAAAAATTTATCTAGGACCAAAGTTTGACATATCAATACCACCCATTACATCATTACCTGATGATTCAAAGTTCTTAGGTGGTTTTCCTGATTTTCTTTGGTCAATCATCTCTGATTGTTGTGTAGCTTGAATCTTTGTTCTTTCGTCTTTATCTTCTTTTTCTGTTTCAACGCTTTTTCTACCTTCACTTTCAGCTCCAGCTAATTGCATGTTGTATTGGAACTCTTGCTCCATTAAACGCATTTTAACTTCTGCTTCTTTCATTAACCTTTCTATATTGAATTGTGATTTTGCTTGTTCTATAGAAATAGTTGCTTGAGACATTTGTTGTTGTTTTTGCATTTCAAACTGTGCAGAAGCTTCTTGCTGTTGTATGTTTGCTTGAGCTTGAGCTTGCATATTCTCTTGTTGAATATCTTGATCTCTTTTAATTTTCTTTTTTCTTCTAATCTTTAACAGTTGGTTAGCTAGCTTAATGTTTTTTATTTCACGTAAATCTATAGCATCTTCAAGCTCTATGTTTTGCTGTCCTAAAGCAACTTGTATGTTATTTTCAAGTAAAGATTTTTCTTCTTCATCTGGTGTTAGTTCTATAAATATACCAAAATCATAAAGATGTAGCTCTGACATCTCTGTAAGCGTAGCCACATTGTGCGCACCAATAGATTGTATGAAAGCATTTTTAGTTGGTGAATACTCTATAATATCAGATATTCTAAGAGATAAACACTCTACAACTTCAGAGGTTAAAAATAAACCACCTTGAAGAATATGTCTTGTAGCTGTGTTAGAGTTTGCCGCTGCCATCTTTTGAACACCAACCAAGGCTTTTGGATCTGGACTAGCCGCATCTCTTGCTTCGTTAAGACCTGTTACGTCTCTAATCATTTGTAAGTAATAATTATAAGTCTGTATTAGGCTTTGCATTTTTTGACCACCAGAGCCAGATGTAATTTCTTGAATAGGTACTTTACCAGGATTCATATCACCTTCACTTGTAAATGATCTACCAATAACACTACCAGTTTGGAAGAACATGTTTAATGCTTCTTGTGGATTGTAGTTTGTGCCATTACCTAAATCTATTTCAGCTAAACCATCAGCGTCTAAATAAACACCATCTGGAACCATACGTGACATTACTTGCTGTAACTTCAAGTGTGTTAATTGAATCATATCTGCAAAACCAGTTATACGTTTTACTAATGAATCAATTCGACCTTCATACATACGTGGAGCAACTATAGAGTAATTCATTTTAACTTTAGTAAAATCACTTTTAGGACGCATCATGTTTTTTGACATCTCCCATTTTAAAAGTTTTTTAGTACCTAACACTAAAGCTCCTTCGTATAGAGTTTCTATTTTTCTAGATTCTCTGCTAAAGTTTTCGTTTTCTTCAGGATTAAATGAATCATCTTTTTCTACAGCTTTTTGAGCCCCACTAGCAGCTTCTTTTAATTTATAAACCTCGTTCATATAGGTTTTATAATTAAAATATAATATATCTACTTTGTTTTTATCGTTTTCTTGATTTCTATTTCTTCGACCATCTCCGTTTCGGTACCCGTTGTAGCTTTTTCTTTGTATTTCTTCTAGATCTTCTGAGCTTAAATGAGGGAATTGCTTTATCAGTTCGTTTATAGGTATTGTTTTAACTTCACCAACGTAATATATATCTTCAAAATAAGGTGATTCAGTGTAAGAGTAAACTAGATTAGCAGGATCAACATAATCTATGGTAACACCTTCGGATGTATTGAAAGAAGTTTTAACAGCTCCAATACCACAAACGGTAATATCACGATAAAACCTCTTCTTTATTAACTCGTATCTATTACCCTCAAGTAAAACATTTATAGCTTGTTCCTCTGCTATTTCAACCGCCTGCTTGTAGTTAAGCTGCATATGTAAATCTAACTCTTCTTGAGAATCTGGTAAAAGAGTAGGATTATTATTAAACAAATCCATACCAAACTTATCTTTAACAAAAGTCTTAAGTTCTTTAGTTCTCATGTCTTGCATGATAGCATCCATGTAAGCAGTTCGTTTACTTACGCCAAATGGATCTTGTGAATAAGCTTTTATATCATAAGTTCTCTCAGCTATACCATTTACAACTATATCTACAAATTTAGATATAATTGGAACTGGCTTCCAGTCTAAATTTAAATAGGACAAATCACCATTAATAGATAACTCATCCTTATATTTTTGTACAGACTGCTCACCTCTAGCGTACAATCTTAGGTTGTGAAAATTGTTTTTACTACTACTATATCTAGTGTTATTTCTATTGCTGTAGTCTTCATCACCAAACCATTCTGTTTGTATAGCTTGAGCAACTTTAAGCCCATACTCATAGCTGATTTTTTCAGCATCACTCACTACTTGACTTGGAAAATTCCTCATATTAATTTTTTATTATCTTTGAAGTGATGCCTCTATTAGAATATTTAGCAACACTTATATTTAATTTTGGTTTTTCAACTTTAGCATTTGGTGCGTATAAATGTCTATTGTTTGCCATTATAGCTAAACCAGAACTTATAGACGCATCGTGCTTTGTTCTTTTGTTTATATCAAATCTACTCCAATCGTTTAACAGTTCATTAAAGTACAAATCTCCAAAAGTACCATCTTGTTTAACACCTACGTGATCTTGAATATACATCTCAATCGCGGCAGCGTGTGCTTGTTTTATATCTTCACTGGAGTTTGGTATTCCACCTACTTCTTTTTCAGCTACAGATAATTTGTTCCATATTTTATCAGGCCTGTTCATACTGAACCCTCTATATCCTCTACGTCTTAAATAATACAAAAGACGTGGTTTATTATTCTCTGCAAGTATAGGCATTCCATAAAATACTAACGCCATTAGAACGTCTTCAAAAAATATCTCTGCCGTAGGTGGTCTTGATAAGTATTCTAAAAAGAAACTATTCGCAGGAGCGTCCTCCATACTAAACCTGGTTAAGCCGTGTAATGCTCCTTTTGATCCTTCTCCATCTACGGTACCTGATATATCATACGAGTCACAACCAAATGCTCCCATGTGTTCATTACCAGGATATCTCACACCATTTTTTAATACAACTCTATTCTGTAATTGCTGAGGTGGAACCCAGCTGACTTTAAATCTACCTTTTGGATCTGGATAAAAAATAACTTGACTATCTTTAATACCGCTAACCCATTGAAAATTACCAACAGTAACTCCTAAAGTTCTAGACATCTCATCGTTGTAATCTATTTGTTCGTATATTTTAACTAAATTAAATATACTTCCTTTTGTTTCATCTCTAAACGCGTGCTCTGTGGTTCTAGGGAATTGGCGATAAAATTCATTTAAAGCATCTTGATCATCTTTTAAACCATCTACTTCGTTCTGCCAACTATTTATTACACCTATATCTATTAATTCACCATCTGGGGCGAACACATCGACGTCAGGAGTACTGAATACTGGAACTCCGTGCTCGTCAATAAATCCTTCATAGTTCCATTCCATTGGGATAAACAAAGAATATAAACCAGATTTTGTTTGACCATTTCTATTTCTCTTAGTGACATCTGATGCATTGTATAATTTTTTAAAGTTATCGCCTCCTTTATCTAAAGCGTTTGATGTTGAACCCAT